AGCCTAACCGTTAAGTCTGTAGTATACGGATACTCAGCATTCTCTGCTGGTCGTTATCCTGCTGCTGCTTCTGTAATTAGCGGTACTGGTTTAGTAGCACCAACATTCTAAGTTAGATTTGCATAGGTTGGATATTTGAAAACTAACCTTTGCAATACTTAGAGTAATCTAAGGGAAGGGCAGGTCTTGCAACCCCGACAGGACCTGCTCCTTCTTAAAACGAGGGAACATGAAATTATTAAAGATTTTTAGAATTAAAAAAGAAACAGCAACAGCACTACCTAAAGTAGAAAAAGCCATGTTGCCTAAATTGGAGAAGAGGAGCAAATGAGTCAATCAAGCACAGTTTATACAAATTTGGCTGATGTTAAAGATGCATTGCAGATTGAGGATACGATAGATGATGTTGCTATCCAAGCAGCAATTCTGGCTGCAAGTCGTCAGATTGATGAATATTGCCAGAGATTTTTTTATCAAGAGGGTACAGTAGCAGCACCTGCTACAAGATACTATACTGCCTATAGCCCATGGTTCGTAGAGACAGATGACATTGTTCAAATAACAGAATTAGCATGTGATCCAGATTTTACTCAGACATATTCACAAATTTGGAATACCACAACACCACCATTAGATATTATGTATGAGCCAGTAAATAATCCTGCAAAAGGATGGCCATACACAAGAATTTTAGCAATAGGCTCATATGTATTTCCTTACTTCTTTCCACAGACAGTAAAAGTAGAAGGTATCTTTGGATTTCCACAAGTACCTTATGAAGTAGAATTAGCATGTAAGATACAGGCAGCAAGATTATTCGTTAGAAAGCAATCTCCATTTGGAATTGCAGGTTCTGTAGAATTAGGAACAGTAAGACTTAATTCAAGACTTGACCCAGATGTTGAGATGCTACTAAAGACATTTAGACGAAACAAGGGGCTTGCCTACTAATGATAAAAATTAATCAAGTAAGAGAAGCATTAGGACAAAACTTAAGCGACATTACAGGTATTAGAATTTATGATACAATACCAGATGTAGTAGTTCCACCATGTGCCGTAGTAGGCCAATTAGATTTCACATTTGATATTGACAATGCACGAGGTCTTGACCAGGCATCTGTAGATATCTTTGTGATTGTTCAGAGAATATCTGAGCGGGCAGGACAAGATAAACTTGATCAACTATTAGCAGGTACAGGGAGCAAATCAATTAAAACTGCCATAGAATCTGACAGGACATTGGGCGGATTAGTAAATACTCTGAGAGTTATAAGTGCTGAAAGTGGAACTTATATATCTGGAGATCAGACATTTCTATCATATCGCTATAATGTAACAATATATGGATAAGGAGAAAAAATGGAATATGTAGTTACTTCGCCTACAAAAATCTTCGGAAAGTCTAATGGCGAAAAATTTACAGAAAAAGAATTGCTTGATCTGGGAGCACAAATTGATGTGCTTGTAGCATCAGGCGGTTTAGCAAAAAATAAAGCACCACAAGCAGTACCAGAAACAAAGCAAGCACCACAAGTGTTTGAATATAAAAATATAAACAACGAACAAGGAGATAAATAATCATGGCTCGTTTAGTACTAACAGATGCATCAATTGAACTTGGAGGAACCGATATCTCTGAGTATGTTGCCAGCATCACATTAAATACACCAGAAGATGTTGTTGAGACAACAGCATTTGGTCCAGTTGGAGCAAGAACAAGAGTATCAGGTCTTAAGGATCATTCCGTAAGCCTTGAATTCCACAATGACTTTGCGTCAGGTGCTCTTGAATCAGTTGTTCAAACTATTGGAATTGGTAATCTAACCAACCTCATAGTAAAGCCAACTTCTGATGCAATTTCAGCAACCAATCCTGCTTACAAGGCAGATAACTCTGGTTCAGGCGCAACAAAAGCAGGTCAAGTTTTGATCTCAGAATGGACTCCTCTAAATGGAGCCGTTGGAGATTTGGCTACTGTTTCTGTTACATGGCCTGTCAGTGGACAGATTGTAAGAGCGACTTCCTGATAAATCATGGCCAAAATAGTTTTAACGGATGTTCGTGTAGAAATAGGTGCAGGACCTGCAACTTTAACTGACCTCAGTGATAATGTTGCATCTGTACAATTGTCTACAGTTCATGACCTTTTTGAAACTACAGTTCTTGGAGATGTATCAAAACGACAACTTGCTGGACTTGCAAATAACAGCGTTAGTTTTGAGTTCTATCAAGACTTTGGCAGTAATGAAGTTGAACAGACAATATATCCGCTTGTTGGAAGTCTTGCATACTGTAGAATAAAGCCAGTAGGAAGTCTTGCAACGAGTGCTTCAAATCCAATATACGAATTTGAAGTGACAATCTCAGAATGGTCCTCGTTAAATGGTGGTGTTGGTGAATTATCAACAGCACGAGTAACTTGGCCTATTTATGGAGACATAACAAAAACAATATCATAACCTTAAAGGGGTAATCACAATGGATGGACTATTTATAAAAGTAAAAACAACAGATGGACAAGAAGGCACATATCCAATTCGTCCAAAAACAATTGTTGCGTTTGAAAACAAATTCAACAAGGGCTTTGGTAGACTTCTAACAGAAGACCAGAAGTTGGAACATATTTATTACCTTGCACATGGAGCATTGAGAGATGCTGGCAAAGTAGTAAAGCCTTTTGGCGATTCGTTTCTTGAAACTCTTGAAAGCGTGGAGTTAGCAAGCGACCCAAATTCCGAATCCACAGAGACAGCCTAACCTATACGATAGCAACGGTTTCTGTGGAAACAGGAATATCTCCAAATGACCTTCTTGATGCACCTGATGGTGTACTTGAAGCGATAGTTATTTATCTCAAGGAGAAATCCAAGAATGCGAGCAGGTAATGAGTGAAGATGCAGTAGTGTTAATCGGAGTCAAAGAGACACTAAAAGCATTAGAGCAATTTGACAAACAAGCAGTAAAAGATTTTACAAAAGTAATTAATTCTGAACTGCGTGGTGCTAAAAAAGATGCTCAGGGTTTTGTTAAGGCAGAACCTCCACTAAGTGGGTGGAACACTCAGCCTGCTCGCAATCCGAGAACTCGTGGCGGTGCAGGATGGCCTGCCTGGGATCAATCTATTATTAAGTCTGGAATTACCTCCACAAGGGCTGAGGGTAAAGTAAGAAGAGACTATACAACATCTGCAGGTGCATTAAAGAATAGATCAGCAGCAGGTGTTATATTTGAATTATCTGGAAGAAGCAATAAAACTTCTGGTAAGAATAGATTTATAAGCAATCTTGAAAATAAAGATGGAAATGCCTCTCGCTTAGTCTGGCAGGCAGTAGATAAGAATAAAAATAGAATTATTAATAATGTCTCAAAGGCATTAGATGTTGCTAAAGCAAAATTACAACAAAATTTGAATATGAGAAGGAGTTCATAACATGGCGTCAGGCGCAGTAATTGCACGAATTATTTCTCAATACTCAGATAAAGGTTCTAAGCAAGCAGCCAAAGACATAGCAAAACTTGGTAAGCAATTTGATGCATTTGGTAGAAGGGCTGCGAGATCTTTTGGCCTTGCAGCAGTTGGTGCTGCTGGTCTTGCTGTCAAATTAGGAAAAGATGCAGTCCAAAGTGCTATAGAAGATCAAAAGCAGCAAAAGGCATTGGCTGTAGCCCTTCGTAATACAACAGGTGCCACAGATGCAGCAATTGAAGCAAATCAACGGTATTTAGATGGACTTGAACTACAAGTTGCCATAGATAATAAAGAATTAATTCCTGCATTACAGAAATTAGTAACAGCAACAGGAAATCTAAAACAAGCACAAGGCCTTCTTGCTTTGGCTACAGATGTTTCAGCAGCATCAGGTAAAGATTTAGGAACTGTAACAACAGCATTATCAAGAGCAGCACAAGGTAATTTTACTGCCCTCACAAAATTAGGCCTTCCTCTTGATCAAAATGCAATTAAGGCAAAAGATTTTTATGCAGTACAAAAAGACTTGGCGGAAATAAGCAAAGGACAGGCTGCAGCAGCAGCAAATACATTTGCAGGTAAATTAGAAACATTAAGACTTAGATTTGGGCAAGTATCAGAACGAGTTGGCTATGCATTAATTCCAGTATTAGAAAAACTTGTAGACCGCTTAGAAGAAGATGTTTTTCCTGCATTTGATAAATTTATCAGAACAAATCAAAATGATATTGTTAATGCTTTTCAGACTTCAGTTAATTTAATTGAATCTTTTACAAATGCAATGGTTACTCTTGGAAATGTCATAGCAAAATATGAAACATTATTTAAGATTCTTGCATCAGGTATTCTTTCAGTTCTTGGATATATAAAACTATTTGCAGCAGCGCAAGCATTAAAAGGATTCTTACAGTATTTAGTAGGAGCACAAAAATTCTTTAGAGCAGAATTTGCATTAGTTGGCCCTGTAATGAAACAAGTATCAGATGAATTTGTTTTCATGGGATTCCAAATTGGAAAATTAGGCAGAGAAATGAGAGGCTTCAAAGAAGCAGGAAAACTCAGTGCCAAGTTTAAAATACTTGGAAGAGCCTTATTCCTATCAATGTCTCCAGCACTAATATTATTTGCCAAGATTGCCATAGCAATTGGAGTTATTTATGCTGCTTATAGAGGTCTTAAGTGGCTATTAGACAAGTTTGCAAGAGATGATAGAAAGAGAGAGGCTGCAAGAGAAATAGCCTTAAAGAAAGAAGCAGAGAATGTAACCTTCCTCCAAAAGGAATATAATAATTTAACTCAAGCACAAATCAGACGAGGACAGTCAAATCAGGCTGTAACAGATAGAATCCTTGCAGATTTTAAAGTAATTGAGGATCAGGTTAAGGCTGCTAATGATCAGGCAAAAAAAGATGCAGAAGATGCTGCAAGAAATCTAAGATTATTAAAAGAACAGGCAGCAGAAGAAGCAAAGAGACTTTATATAAAGGGATTAGAGTCAAAGGCTGCTGCTAAACTCAGAACTCTTAATAGAAATCTTCTTACAGATGAAAAGAGGATGGCAGTTCAACTTGCTGCAATTAAGAAGCAAAATGCTAAATTAGATAAAGAAGGCATCAAACTTACAGACCCAGATGAGATGACTGCTATCCAAATGGAGGCTATCTATCAAAATCTTGTTAAGGGTGGAAAAGTATTATTAGCAGAAGTAACTAAGCAACAAAAAGCGGCTGATGAATTAAAGATGAAGGCTGCAGAAGAATATAATAAACTATTAGAAAGACAAAGAGATATTCTTCAAGCATTGGCTGGAGATAATAAAGTAACTCAAGAAGAAGTTGGCTTATTGGCAAAACAATGGGAAATGACTTCTGAGGCTGCCCAGTCATATGTGGCAGAAATATTAGCAATTGGCGATCAAAAAATAGATACTGACGAAGTTCGCAATCTTGCATTAATGTGGTACGGAAATACAGGTGAATCTGCCACAACTGCTGTAAGGAAATATTTAGACTTCCTAAATGAAGTAAATAAGGGTAATGGAAGTATAAGTGCTGAAGGTGTCAAGCGTTTAGCACAAACTTGGTATGGTGGTCAAGATAATGCTGAGGCTTCTGTAAGAAAATATGAACAGGCAGTTATTGCTCTTAAAGATGGAGATGTTAATAGAGCAGAAATAGAACTGTTAAGTGGTGCTTGGAAAGTAAGCGCAGAAGAAGTAGTTAATTATTTGTTAGAAGTAGGAAAGCCATTTACTTTAAAAGATGATGCCAAGACTATTCTTGATGCAGCAACTATTGCTAAAGTAGCCCTTGCCTGGGATGCAGCATATTTGGCACTAATGAAATATTTAGGTCTTGCTAAAGATGCAAAAGGCTTTGCTATTCCAGGGACAAATGTAACTCCAGTTACACCTGTAACACCAGTTACACCAGTTACTCCTGTAACACCTGTTACTCCTGTAACTCCAGATGGCTTTGGTGGTAGCAGAACAGATTCAGCAGCCGCAGCAGCAGTAGCATATGCAGTTGCAAAGGCTGCAGGAGATATGGAAACCGCAGCAAAGGCTGCAGCACAGGTAACACCAACTGTTTTAGCAGCAGCAGAATCTGGTGCAATTGGTGCAGCATCTATAGCAGCCCAATTAAAAGCAGCAGAAGAAAGAGTTTCATATGCAGCCACACTTGCTGGATTTAAAGAAAAAGAAGCGGCAGATTTAGCAAAAACAACAGCAGCAGCAGCAAGTATAGATTATGATGAAAGATTCAGATTTAATTTACCTACTGCTTCTCCACCAGATCTTCCACCACCACCTTCAAAGAATGAATTAAAACTGACTATTGACACATCAGGCGATGAATTGGCTAATGCTATTAGAAATAGCCTTTTGTTCTCACAGTCTAATGGTAGCCAAATATTATTGCAGGCGATATAAAATGACACTTCCAACAATAAAAGTAGAAATTGACTTCTCATCAGGACCATCATTTGGATATCCTTTTATTTTAGACAGTTCTACTTATGGTATTTTAGACACAAATGTATTGGCAGATGGGCCATTAGATCTTGTAGATATTACTTCTCAAGTTAGAAGAGTTTCTACTCGTAGAGGTCGTAACCGCCTTCTTTCTCAATTTGAGGCTGGAACTGCGACGGTAATATTAAATGATCCTAATGGTGATTTTAATCCTCAGAATACATCTTCACCTTATTATGGCAAATTGTTTCCTTTGCGTAAAATAAGAATATATGCTGAAACAACATTGTCTGGAAATCCTGTTACTGTTAACTTATTCTCAGGATATATTAATTCATTTGATACCTCATTTTATCAAGGTACTAATGAAGATTCTACAGTTACCCTACAATGTGTAGATGGATTCCGTCTATTAGCAAATGTTTCTACAGAAATACCGCCAATTCCAGGTGCTACATCAGGTCAATTGTCTGGGCAAAGAATAGATACGCTATTAGATTTTGCAGACTTTCCTACATCTTTGATGCTTTTAACTCCTGGTCAATCTCAAATGCAGGCAGATCCAGGTGGAAACAGATCTGTGCTACAAGCAATTCAGACAATAGAAAATTCTGAGTTTGGTGCTTTCTTCATGGGTAGAGATGGGAAAGCAACTTTCTTAGATCGTAATACTATTTCTGTATTAGCAGATAATATCATTGCACAATATTCAGATACATATCCATTGCCTGCAGGTCAATTTCCATATTCTAAACTTGACTTTGCCTATGATGATGAACAAATTCTAAACGATGTTTCGGTTCAGGCAGTTGGTGGAGCAATTTATACTGCAACTGACCCAGACAGTATTATTAAATATTCTTATAAGTCAGCAAATAGAAGCAATCTTTTAATGTTGAATACAACAGAAGCAGAAGATCAGGCAAAAATGATTGTTGCTACTCGTAAGAATGCTGACATTAGAATTGACTCAATGCAACTAAATCTAAATTCAGATGTTAGTGAGTTAAATACCTTCAACAATTTACGCTTAGATCTATTTACAACAATAAATATTACAAAGGCTGTGCCTGGTGGATCAAGTATTACAAAAGAAGTATTCGTACAAGGAGTTACTCACGATGTGACTCCATTAACTTGGAATACAACAGTCTACACTGCAGAACCTATTATTCAAGCATTTATCCTGGATTCATCAACTCAGGGTATACTTGATACAAATGCTTTATCATACTAAGAAGGAGAATAAATATGCCTACAGGCAGTCCAAACGCTGGTTATCGT